TCGAAAGTTGAGAGTAAGAAATGTTTTTCTGATAGCCAAAATTAATTGGTTCAGGTTTATAATTTCTTATTATTTTTACAATTGGGGGTATTTTTTTAGCCAAAACATTATTTTTTCCACTTATTCCTTCCTACCAATAATCCAATAATGCCATAATTAGCTATATCCATAAAAGTATCTTCCATTCCTTCACCTTGAACAAAGTTTTTACCATTCAATAATAAGTTTTTTAATCTACTTATTTTATCAGTTAACCTAATAGCTAAACCTGTTAATGAGAATTTTTTATCATTATCATCATGTAAAATATCTCCTCCTAAAGCTATATTATTTAACCCATAATCCATATGTTTAGCAGCAAACATAGTATACATTTCCATTCCTATCTTTTTATACTCTTCGGATAATTCTGGATATTCTGTTTCAAATAGTTCTACTATCTCTTCTTTACTCATTGTCCCCATAATGTCTTTTTAATGTTTCTAAAACGTCTTCAGCTTCAGCTAATGCTCTTGCTGCTTCCTCTGCATTATTATAGAAATCACTTGTTGAATGATCACCTATACCTGCAGGGTTTTCTGTTAATAATTCAAGTGTTAATAATGCTCTTTCTCTTTGGGCTTCAAAAGTTTTTTCAAGCATTGTTATAACTCTGTATTGTGCCATTTTTATAATTTTTTAAGTAATTGTTTTTGTTCTTTAATCTCCACTCCTAATTTATCAAAAATTATTTTGATATCACTCTTATTTAATAATATAATATATTCATTTGCCTCAGCCAAACTACATTTATAGTAATTAGAAATATATTGTTTTATTTCTTTGGGGGATGTTTTTATTTTTGATTTAATATACCTTAAAAACATTTTCTTTTTAGGTAACATTTCACAATAAAAATTATAAATTCCCCTTTTATCTGTAGGGTGGAACCTTTGTGCTATATTAGCAATATCAATATACCCCTCATACATGGATACAAATCTATGAACCATATAAGCATTAAAGTTCTCCCAAGATTTTTCCTCAAAACTATTATAGCTAGATTTTTTATAAGTTAAATGTTCTAGCCATTCAAATATATTTTTAGGATTTAATAAGGACATCCTTATACTCTTCTCTTAATTCTTTAGGAAGTGAGTCCTCTAAAATTTTACCTGTTTCAGGATCATAAAATACTGGAATTGGCATAACAGCATCAGAATCTGTTCCTGTTACAAATTTAGATACTTTTCTTAATAAAGCTCCTTGTTGCCAAATTCTACCTCCACCTTCAGTTTCTATAGCTGATGTGTTTTTTAAATCAATGTTTGGTTGTTGCGCTTGCATAATTAATAATTTTAAATAATATTTGGTTTAATTGTTTCTATAATTTTAGACATTAAAGCCATACAATTTACTTCTTTGTCTATTCTAAAATTTGATTGATATGAATATTCATTTATATAATATGCTATCATACCTTCCTTTCCAGGAGCATATTCACTACTTTTATCATAAAGGTAACGATAAAATCCTTCAAAGTCGTTTACATTTGAATCAGCAATAATTTGCCTAATTGTTCTCCAATTAGGTTTTTTATTTTTTAGTTCAATAAATATCTTATCCATATAATTACTTTCTACTAATGTAGACTCGTCTAATTTTAATGTGTTATTTACGGTAGATATTTGTATAGTATTAAGCATTTTACGCACATCAGGGTAGTTGTTATTTACAATAGTTTCTAAATCACTTACACTATGTTTAATACTTTCCTTATTTGTAATTTTCATTAGATGATTAATAATATCTAATTTATCTGGCGGGATTATTTTTAATGTTTGACATCTTGATTGTAGGGGATCAATTATTCTTTCTAAATAATTACAAGTTAATATAAATCTAGTTGAACGAGAAAATGTTTCAATTACATTTCTTAATGATGCTTGAGCCATTATAGTCAGAAAATCTGCTTCATCTAAAATAACTACTTTTAGAGGTTTAAAAGACATAGTACTTGCAAATCCAGATACTTTGTCTCTAATAGTTTCAATACCTCTTTCATCTGATGCATTAATATATAAAACATCACAATCAATATTTTTAGTAATTAATTTAGCTAAAGTTGTTTTTCCTGTTCCTGCGGGGCCATAAAATAATAAATTTTGAATATCATTTTGGTTAATATAACCCTTAATAGTATTTTTGATACTTTCATTTCCTACATAATTGTTTATATTAGTAGGTCTATATTTTTCAACTAGTAAACTATGCTCTTTCATATTATGAATATAATAACTTTTATTTAAATCCCCAAATTAAGCTCCTTGTCTAAACTCTCCATACATACTAAATTCCTTTGGTTCATCTGGAATTATTTCTTCCTCGTGAGTTACTATAGCATATAATTTGCTATCTAAAGGAGCTAATCTAAATTCACTAGGTGTGCCTGTTGATTTAAAATATGCTTCTAAAGCATCAGTTAAAGATTCATGTACTACTTTTTTCTTATCATCTACTAAAGTCCACTTGTCTCCAGGTGGTACTCTAGTAGCAATAAGCTTATTATGTTCTATTACTTTTGTTTCCATATTACATCCCCATCATCATTGATGGATCCATTTGTGGTTGTGAATTTTCTTCTTTTGGTTCATCTACAACTATACATTCTGTAAGTAATACAGTTCCAGCAACAGCAGCAGCATTCTCAAGAGCTGTTCTTGTTACTTTAGTAGGATCAATAATACCTGCTTTTTTCATATCTTCAACAGTATCTTTTTTAATATTATACCCAGCCCAAGTATCATTACCTGAATCTATTAGATTATATTTACCTATCATTTGAGCATCAACTGAATCTTTACCAGCATTAACTAATATTTGTTCAAATGGTTTACCACAAGCTTTGTAAACAATATTTTTACCTATACATTTTTTACATTTAGTATTTAGAGCTTCTCTAGCATATAATAGAGCTGCTCCTCCTCCTGGTACAATACCTTCTTCAATTGCTGCTTTAGTTGCATGTAATGCATCATCAACTCTATCTTTCTTTTCATTCATTTCAGTTTCAGTATAACCACCTACATGAATAATAGAAACACCACCAGCCATTTTAGCTAATCTTTCTTGTAGTTTTTCTATTTCAAAATTAGATTGAGCTTTATCAATTTGAGTAGTAAGTTCTTCTAATCTTTGTTTAACATCTTCTTCTTTACCTTTACCATCAATAATTGTTGTTTTTTCTTTTGAAATAGTTACAGTACGAGCTTCACCAAACCACTCCCAAGAAAATTTATCAAGTTTCATTCCTTTATCTTTATCAAATACTACACCACCAGTTACTGATGCTATATCTTCTAAGATTAATTTTCTTCTTTCACCAAAATCTGGAGCTTTTACAGCTGCTACTTTAATAGTACCTCTAGCTTTATTTACAATAAGTGTTGCTAAAGCTTCACTATCAACATCTTCAGCTATAATAAGTAATGATTTATTAGTATTAGAAACTGCTTCTAACATAGGTAATAAATCTTTAACTTGGGATAATTTTTGATTAAGTACTAAAATATAAGGATCTTCTAAAGTACAGGTCATTGTACTATTGTTAGTAACAAAGTAATGTGATAAATATCCTCTATCAAACTGCATTCCTTCAACAGTTTCTAAATAAGTATCACCTGTTTTAGATTCTTCAATGTGTACTACTCCCTCAACTCCTACTTTATCCATTGCAGTAGCTATTAATTTACCTACTTCAGGATCATTATTAGCAGAAATAGTTGCAATTTGTTCTAGCTGATTTTCATCTGAAATGTCTTCTGATATGTTTTCTCTTAAACTATTAACAACTTCTTTTACAGCTTTATCAATTCCTCTTTTAATTTCAACAGCATTAGCTCCATTAGCCAAATGTTGTAAGCCATCCTTAATCATTTCTCTTGCTAAAAGTGTTGAGGTAGTTGTACCATCACCTGCTTTATCAGCAGTTTTAATTGATGCTTCTCTAACTAAATTTATACCTAGATTTTCTACTGGATCACTTACAGCTATATGTTTAGCTACTGTAACTCCATCTTTTGTTGAAATCGGTGATTGGTTAGTTCTTTCTACTACTACATTTCTTCCATTAGGACCTAATGTTGATACTACAGCATTGGCTAATGTGTCAATTCCTTTTACTAATTTATCTCTACCCTCAGGGCCAAATTCTATAATTTTACTCATTTTTATTCGTTTAATGGTTCAGTTTCTTCTAATATTTTTTCTAAATCTACTTCTTTTTTTACCCTTGCTAAGATTTGATTTTCAGGACCAACATAATAATCCTCTCCATCATGTTGTAATTTTGTAAATCCTTGAGTTGGTAATATTACTATATCTCCAACTTTACTTATAGTTTCAATAAATGTACCTGAAATTGTATGTTGGCCAGGTCCTACTGCTATTATCTCTCCATGTTCATTTACGTCTTTTCCCATATCGGGAACTACAATTGAGCCATACTTAGTTTCTTCTGCCTCAATTGGTTTAACTATAACAGCGTTAAATAATGCTTCTAAATTCATATTCCAATTTTTTCTTTAATGTTATTTAAATTTAATTTAATGTTATCCCATTTATCCAAATATTCTTGGATAGATGAATATTCTTTGTTTTTTTCGTTTAATTGATGTTTCATAATAGCTAATAAGGCATTTCCAAAATCAGCATAATGACCAATTGGTTTTTCATAATTTTTACCTTTACTACCTTTAGCTAAATATTTTTTCTGTGGGGTGATAACTTCATATGCTGTATAACAATACGCATCTTTGCCTATAAAATAAGGCTCTAGCAACTCATCTCTAATAATAGTCATATAACTTTTTTTTAATTATGGTGTAATATACGAAAGAAATTCTGATAAACCAACCTAAAGGGCGCGTTTGGTTAGTTAATTTTCAAAACTTTTGGCTTAGCTTCTTCAGCAAATGGAATAGTCACAATTAATAAACCATCATTAAAATTTGCTTTTGCCTTTTTAAGGTCGAACTTAGTTCCTACTTTATATCCTAAATTAAAAGAACGTTTTGCAATTCCTCTATGAATATAATTTCGGTTAGGAGTTTCTGGTGTTTTCTCCTTATCATAATTGAAGATAATCATATCTCCCTCTAATTTAACTTCAATAGCATCTTTAGGAATGCCAGTGCAAGCTAACTCAAAAGTTAAACCTGAATCATCTTCGTAAATATTAATTGGGTATTGTTGTTTGGCTTCTATAGCCGGAACGAATTGGGTGTTTGCTTCGAATAAATTTCGAAATAATAGATCAAACGGATGGAATGATCTTTCTAAAAAATGTGTACTCATATCACTTTGTTTTTATGCTGTCATTAAGATCAGCGGTTAATAAATAATTTAAAACTTGCGCCCTTAGGTCAATTTATTATACATATGTGGCATCTTCTTTTCTTACCATATAGTATAAAGTCTTTATATCTTCTGATTGGAATTCTAATTTCATAAATCCTTCTTCAGTTAATGAAAGTTTACCACTTTCTAAATCTTTATTTGCTGCTAATATATTTTTAAATGAATCTGAATTAAAAGGTAATTTTAATTCTTTATTTATTGTTATATTTTCATCTACAATATATTTGATTTTATTTGAAAAGTTATTTAAATCTCCGAATGCAAATTGTACTATAGTTCCTCTATCAGGATCTTCTTCAGTACTAATCATTACATCACTTATATCAGTTAATGCACTTTTAGCTTTAATAAAATTACTTACAATTTCAGGTGTTAATTCTATTGTAACATCATATTCAGTTGGAAAATTAATAGTTCCTCTTTTTGGTACTAATAATGAATCTGCTAAAGAATAAGCTACATTAAATGAATTATCTTGAATATGTAATTTAGAAAATACTTTGTGTTCTTTTTCTAAAGTAAGTAATAATTCTCCATTAGTAACTGATATTAATTTATTTAATTGTGCTGTGTCAAATATTGCTATTTCACTATCCTCAACCGGAGAATTTTCACACATTAAATCTCCTGCTATATCTTTATTTTCTGATGTAAAGCTAATACTTAATTTATTTTCTTTAGTTTCCCATCTTACAGATTGTACTAATCCATTTAGATAATATTTAGATATTATTGATTGTAACTTTGATTTATTTATCATAATTAAAAATTAAAAAATTTATTTCTATGAGGATTTAAACTTAATGCCCATCCTAGATCATTATAAAATCCTTCTAACTTATTTAATAGTATACTATCGAATACTTTTTGCCTATCAGCATATTTCTCGATAAATGTACGAATTTCTTTTGGTATATCATAATCTAGGAAAGCAATTGCTTCAATTCTATAAGGATTATTTTTTAAATAAATCCATTTAATTTTCTCCCCTTGTGTAATATAATTATATTTTTTATCTAATTTCCAAAATCTTAGTAAATCATTATAAATTATAGCTGCTTTAACAGCTGCAGGAGCTCCTTTACCTATTGAAGAAAACATTTCTCCAGCTCTAGCTTTACGTTCAGTGAATTTATTTAGTTTTTTTACTGCTTGTGGGTTACCAATTTTCTCAATAGGTATTTCTCCACTTAATATTTGTTTTCTAAATTCCAATAATTGAGAATCAATTTCATGTTTGGGTACCCCCTTAAGTACTTGTTCTAAACAACTTTTAAAAAACTTACCAAATACTGGAGGGAAATTGGCTTTTTTAAATTCTAATCCTTTAACATCTAATGATTCTTTTTCAATTCCTTCTTGTTTAGTAATCCACTGTGCGTAACGCCTTGTAGCTCTGAAATAAGCTGATCTAATTACACATTCAGTTTTCATTTCTAATCTATGATTAGTAACATTAAAACAATCTTTAGCTAACCTATCATAATCTTCAGTAATAATGTCTTGATATTTAAGTGCTTCCTTTTCTAAAACATCATCTTTTTCTTTTTCAGACATTTCATCAAAATTAGGATATAAATGTCTTAATAGAGGTTCTGCATTAAAGTAATTAGAATCTGTATCAACATAAGCACAATAATTTGTGTCACCTGGATCACAAATCCACCATGGAGTATCTTCTAAATGTTTCATATGTTTCCTTTAATTACTTTATTCATGTGTCTATTAGCGCATAAAGCACTTTCTTGGATAATGCGTTGACCACTTAATGTAATTGCTTCAGATAACACTACATTACCATATCTAAACGAACCTAAAGCAGTAGCACCATATAAACTATTTAATAAAATCTTCATTGTATATTGTTTCATATGGTAAGCAGCTCCTAATTCATTATCACCTGATTTGTATGCTTTTTTCATTTTATTTTTATACAATACTCTTTCATCAAACCATTTATTTAATATAGTTGATAATACTGATTCACGATTTGTACTAAACATAACACCATTTGCTGATATAGCCCAATTATTTTTTTCAATAAATCCTATTAAATCCCC